AGGCTCGTCCGTTCATGCCGAAGCTCCGTACCTATATTCCTGTCATCGTTCGTGGTGAAGAGGATAAGGGCGTTCGTTTCTATTCGTTCGGTAAGACGGTTTATCAGGAGCTTCTCTCCTACATCTCTGACCCCGATTACGGCGATATTACCGACCCTAAGACTGGTCGTGACATTGTAGTGGAGTACATTCCGAAGGAGAAGTCGGATACGAACTTCGCCAAGACTTCTGTGAAGGTCAAGCCTTCGCAGACTCCGCTTTCTACTGATGCGGGTCAGATGAAGGTGTGGCTATCTGAACAGCCCGACATCAAGGAGTTGTATACGGAGCCGACCTATAATGAGCTGAAGGTCACGCTTGAGAAATACCTTGACCCCGATAATTCGGTCATCACCCCTGCCCGTGAAGCTGAGGCTCCGAAGCCCGTTGCTACTACGGCGGCAGCTCCGAAGGAGAACGTCAAGAACGCTGTTGATGCGTTTGACGAGTTGTTCAACGATTAATTAACCAAAGACACGTTGTGGTATTGGGTAGCTAATCACTACCCAATATCCGGCGTGTTTTGTTACATATAAAGGAATCATATGGCAAAAGAAACCAAAACAAAGAAGTCCAGTCCATCGGCAGATAGAGATGAATTGGCACAAGTTATCGCAGATAGCTTAAATAAATTATACAAGGATGGACAAGTCGCATATTTCCTTGACGGTGAGGAAGAGACTCCTACGGATTTGACTGATTTCATTTCCACGGGAAATACGATGTTAGATATCGCAATCAGTAATCGTCCGAATGGTGGTATTGCCGCCGGTCGCATCACGGAACTGACTGGATTGGAAGCATCTGGTAAGTCACTTGTTGGTGCATCACTTATCGCCACCACGCAGAAGCGTGGCGGGGTTGCGGTTCTTATTGATACGGAAAATGCTGTCAATGATGAATTCTTCACTGCGGTAGGTGTAGATATGAAGAAGCTCGTGTACGTTCAGCACGATACGGTTGAAGATATCTTCGATTCTATCGTAAACATCATTGAGAAGGTTCGTGCATCTGCGAAGAAGGATAAGTTGGTCACTATCGTGGTTGACTCTGTTGCTGCTGCATCTACTAAGACGGAAATGGCTGCGGACTTTAATAAGGATGGATACGCAACTGCAAAGTCCATCATTATCAGTAAGGCAATGCGAAAGATTACGAATCTGTTGGGTCGTGAAAAGATTGCACTTGTGTTTACCAATCAGTTACGTTTGAAGATGAATGCTCCTGCGTTCTCTGACCCGTACACTACTTCTGGTGGTAAAGCAATCGGATTCCACGCATCCACTCGTATCCGTCTGTCACAGATTGGTAAGTTGAAGGATTCGGCTGGTAATATCATTGGTATCACCACGAAGGCGGTTATCACCAAGAATCGTTTGGGTCCGCCATATCGTGAGGCTGAATTCAACATTTATTTCAATCGTGGTATTGATGACTACAGCAGTTGGTTGGATGTCTTGAAGGAGAACGGTATCGTCAAGCAGGCTGGTGCGTGGTATTCGTATAACGATGAGAAGTTCCAAGGTAAGGAATTCCCTGCGTTTCTCGAAGCCGACCAAGAACGGAAGGCCGACTTGTACGATAAGATTTGTGAAGCTCTCATTATGAAGTATGAGAAGGACTTCGACCCATCTGCGGTCAACAAGGAAGCTGCAGAGGATGAGGACGAAGTATCACCATCTAAAAAGCAAATATTAAACGGATAATATATGTCCATAGAAGATTTTACAAATAAAAAGATATCAACGGATATAAAATCTAGTAACACAAACGTAACACAAAAAATAGATTTTAAAATAAATAATCCGACACCTGTTGGTTGGTTGGTTGTTTCTCGGGACAAGCAAACTAACGCCGGAGTAAAATTAGCACTATATAATAAATTACCGAATAAGTTCCAACAGTTTTTTATTAGATGGTTTTTTGGTTGGTGGATAGAAGAAATAAAACAAACAACGGAATAATATGACTGATTTATTGAAGGCGTTTAATGAGATGCAGTTTGACAGTAAGGACATTGGGTTTAATTCCCGTGTCCTTATTGTTGACGCATTGAATACGTTTATGAGAAGTTACGCTGCGATTCCCGCTATGGATGAAGATGGTAATCATATCGGGGGAATGGCTGGGTTTATGAAATCTTTGGGGTTTGCGATTCGTAGTTTCAAACCTACCAGAGTCGTATTGGTATTTGATGGTAAGGGTGGGTCAACCCGCCGTCGAAAGATATACAAGGATTATAAGGCAAATCGGAAACCACCGACTCGTCTGAATCGGCAGTATGACATGACCACCGATGAGCAAGAAAAAGAGAATATGAAGTATCAACTCGTATCTTTGGTAGAAATGGTGGAATGTTTACCCGTTTCTATTCTTGCATTGGACCACGTAGAAGCAGATGATGTAATTGCGTATATGTCTGAGTTGGTTACCAAAAATGGTGGAACATCTATCATTTATTCTACGGACAAAGATTTCTTACAGATGGTCAATGAAAATGTCAAGGTATATAATCCTGTCAAGAAAAAGACGTTTGATATTGATGTGATTTTGGAAACCTATGGTGTACATCCTGATAACTTTGTATTTTTCAGGTCACTACTTGGGGACAAAAGTGACAACATTGACGGAATCAAGGGAGCAGGTGAAAAGACATTATTGAAATATATTCCAGAATTTGCTGACCCAACTGTTGAGGTCAACTTGGACTTGATTGAACAAAAATATACTGATATTAAAAAGAAGCCGAAGGTAATAGAAAGTATATTAGATAATAGTAGTATTGTAAATAGAAATATGCAACTGATGAATTTACGTGATGTAGATATTAATATTGATGCAAAAATGAAGGTATTACATAAATTTGAAGAAGGTTGCCCACCACTTCGCAAGTCGGACTTGACAAAGTTGATGGTTAAGACTAGAATTATTAGTAGTATCCAAAATTATGACGAATGGATTACATTTACTTTTACGCCCCTAGCGAGATATTATGGTAAATCATAAGCAGTACGATAAGAACGTAGACACTCTAGCAAAGTTCGGTCCCAGCTTCCAGTCGAAGGCTGTTGCTGCGATGTTGAACTCGCCGGATTTCGTTGCACAATCATTTGATGTTATCAACCCAAACTATTTTGAGTTGGAAGCGAATCAATGGATTGTGGAAACGACATTGGATTATTTTGATGACTATAAGGTACTTCCGACGTTGGAAGTCTTTAAGATTGAAATGAACAAGTCGGTCAAGGACGATACGCTACGTACTTCTATCGTGGAATCGCTCCGTGGTATTTTCCAGAAGATGAAGGATAATGATTTGGATTATATCAAGGATAGTTTCTTGGATTTCGCCAAGAATCAAACGTTGAAGTCTGCCATCATCAAGTCTGTGGATTTGTTACAGATTGGTCAGTATGGTGAAATCAAGGTACTGGTGGATAGTGCGCTTCGGAGTGGTCAACCCAAGACGGTTGGTCACGATTGGAAGAAGGACTTTGAGAAGCGTTTGATGAAGGATGCCCGTGATACGGTTCCGACTGGTTGGGATGCTATTGATACCATTATCGGTGGCGGATTGGCCGGTGGTGAACTGGGTGTCATCATTGCTCCGTCTGGTGTGGGTAAGAGTTGGGCACTTGCGACCATCGGTGCAAATGCATTGAAGGCTGGGAAGAAGGTGGTCCATTATACACTTGAATTAAATGAGAATTATGTCGGTCTACGATATGATACCATTTATACGGGAATTGAGCCGGGGAAGATTCCAGAACATCCTGATATGATTAAGGAACTTGTGGAAAAGATTTCTGGTGAGATAATTATTAAGTACTACCCCGCTCGTACCATCACCTCTCATACCGTTCAGGCGCATATTCAACAGATGGCTTCGTTGGGATTCAAGCCCGACCTTATCATTGTTGACTACGCCGACTTGATGAGTGCGAATGCAAAGACGGACGCCCGTTACCAAGAGTTGGGTGCCGTGTATGAGGAACTCCGTGGATTAGCAGGTGAATTGCAGATTCCTATTTGGACGGCTTCACAAACTCAAAGAAGTGCGTTGCAGGATGAAGTCATTCAGGCGGACAAGATTGCGGAGTCGTATAGTAAGATTATGACGGCGGATTTGGTCATCTCAATCTCTCGTAAGTTAGAGGATAAGGTTCATAAGACTGGACGTGCCCATATCATTAAGAACCGATTCGGTGCAGATGGTCAGACCTTCCCGATGATTATTGACGCAAGTGTAGGAAAGATAGAGATTTACGACGAATCCTCTGCAAAGGGGATTATGTTGAAGAAGCAGATGGAAAATGGTGAAACGGTTACGAAACAGAATCTAGCAAAGAAGTTATTGGAAATGGATTTGGATTAAAAAATATCGTTGGGTAATCACCGTATTTTTCACGTAACACCGTAGTATTTATTTAACCCTAAACCCCTAACGATTTGGAGTAAGAAGTTATGCAGTTAGAATCTAAGATTTTGTCAGAAATCACAACGTTTATGAAATATGCCAAGTATCTTCCGAAGAAGCAACGTCGGGAAACATGGAAGGAATTGGTTGACCGTAATAAAGCAATGCATTTGGAAAAGTTCCCTAAGCTTGCCAAGGAAATCGAAGCAGCATATGAATTCGTATATGATAAGAAGGTTCTTCCGTCCATGCGTTCTTTACAGTTCGCAGGGAAGCCTATTCAAATCAATAACGCACGTTTATACAATTGCTGTTTCCTTCCAATTAATCACACAGATGCATTTAGTGAAGTGATGTTCCTTTTGCTTTCTGGTACGGGCGTAGGATATTCCGTACAGAGAAATCATATTGAACAACTTCCAGCGGTCAATAAGCCAACCAAGTCCCGTCGTTATCTCGTCGGTGACAGTATTGAGGGTTGGGCAGATGCGGTCAAGGTGATGATGGAAGCATATACGAAGGGGAAGGCACTTCCTGAATACGATTTTAGTGATATTCGTCCGAAGGGTGCATTACTCTTGACCAGTGGTGGAAAGGCACCTGGCCCAGAACCGCTCAAGGATTGCTTACATAACATTCAAAAGATGCTCGACCGTAAGCAAAATGGTGAACATCTTACTTCATTAGAAGTTCATGATATTCTTTGTTATATTGCTGACGCAGTATTGTCGGGTGGTATCCGGCGTTCCGCAATGATTTCATTGTTTGATTTGGATGATGATGATATGTTGACCTGTAAGTTCGGTAACTGGTGGGAAACCAATCCACAACGTGGTCGTGCAAATAACAGTGCGGTCATCGTTCGTCACAAGATTGAAAAGGAAGTATTCTTGGAACTCTGGAAGAAGATTGAAATGTCTGGCTCTGGTGAACCTGGCTTCTTCTTCACGAATGATGCAAATTGGGGATTGAATCCGTGTGCAGAAATCTCACTTCGTCCGTTCCAATTCTGTAACTTGACCACCATCAACGCTGGTGACATCAAGGACCAAGATGATTTCAACGCACGTG